TGGACGTTTGTCGTGATGACATGCGCCCTAATCATGGCTGGTTGTGCATTTGATAAACTTCAAATGTCTGCGGAGCACGGCAAGTTCAGTCTCCCTGTTGGAGCTGATCAAGCTGTTCCGTAGAAACAACTAGCAGTCCCTCAAGCCAGTAACTCCCTTTGGGGTTACTGGCCTCTCTTCGTTACGTATCGCGCAGTGTTGTGACGTGCTCTAGGAGTTATACCATATGGTTAACAACAAGAGCCTAGATCCGTATAAACAGATCTTCATCGCCGCACTACGTGACGTTCAAACGTTTCACGCAACGGTGTTTTCACCACGTGCACTTCGTCTCACGATCCAAAAGGTCGAGAAACGTTGTGAACGGGAAGGCTTGGGTTTTCTTACGAAAACCCTCCCCCGTCTTGCCAAGGCCTCTGATCGGGCTTTGACAGGCGAAGTACCGTTCGACGGTACCTTACTGCGTTTTGCAACGCGGTATGATTCCAAGCTGCCCATATTTCTGGGTGAGCTTTTCGAACGCATCTTCGCACATGACGGTTGGATTCTTCCAACACCATGTGTGGATTGCATCAAGTCCGTACGCCAACTCTTGCTCGTTTTGTACAAGCTTGAGTTAGAATACGACACAGACCAAGAACAAAAGATCGTCGATCAGTTTGTAAGGTCTGTCAACGTCCTAAGATCCTGGAACGAGTGTTTTCGTGAAATACGAGAACACCTTGAAGCTGGTAGCCCACTTCGTGACGAATTTCGTCATTTAGTGCCTACCGTCCGACTCGCCCGAATAACACTCAACAGAGTGTTCCGAGGGTTTGATCCGCACGACATACACCCTTCACACGGTCCCGGGGCTGTTTCCACTGGGGAACAGCTTTCGCGGAAGTACGTGTGGTCCAGTGTAAGTCCTAGGCTCATCGCAGAATATCCCCTAGACGCGTACTTTTACGCTTCACTAGGGCATGTCTGCGACGAATACAAATCTGGTTTCGACCAGATTGCATTACGTGAAGAATCGGCAAAAGTTTTACTTGTTCCGAAGGATTCACGCGGGCCTCGTCTTATTTCTTGTGAACCATTGACTTTTCAATGGATACAACAGGGACTAGGCAGAGCCATCGTCCAGCGAGCAGAAAGCCACCCTTTAACAAGGTGGTCAGTACGCTTCACCGACCAACGTCCCAACCAGCTTGGGGCCCTAATGGGCTCCATCCATGGCGGATATGCTACCCTTGACCTCAAAGAGGCCTCGGATCGCATCCCGGTCGAGCTAGTTCGCTTGCTGTTCCCAGAGCACCTGTCAAGGTGCCTGTTAGCAGCTCGCAGTCTGTCTACGAGGTTGCCTGACGGCAGTACATTAGAACTCCAAAAGTTCGCACCAATGGGGTCAGCATTATGCTTTCCTATATTGGCGCTCACTATCTGGAGCGTACTGCATGCGGGTTTCTTCGATGCAAGTGTCAACATGAGCCACCGAACTGTTCGTAAGTACTTACAGTCCGGCGCAAATGAAGACATCTACGTGTATGGAGATGACGTGATAGTACCCACGGCGAAAGCCGCGAACGCTGTCACTCTGCTCGAGTCTTTTGGGTTGCTTTGCAACCGTGACAAGAGCTGCGTCAGTGGATTCTTCAGAGAATCTTGTGGGATGGATGCCTATAAAGGCCAATCCGTCACACCGGTGCGCATTCGCACACCCTGGCGTCACTCCCAGCATCCTGACAGTTTCCTTTCGTACTTGGCTTACGCCAAGTCGTTCTGGAAACTCGGATACAGGTATTGCTACGATGAAATCGTAGGGCTTCTCACGAAAATATATCGTGATATTCCAGAGGACGGAACAACTCGTTCTGTCTTCTCATTACCCTGCGTCCCGGAGAGCGCGCGTCCTAGGAAGGTACGAATAAATCACGGTTTACAACTCCGTGAGTATCTCGTAACTGTACCTATTACGCCACGTCTCTATCAGCGGCTTAATGGTTGGTCAATGCTACTGCGATATTTTGCAGAAGCAGGAAACCAATCACCTGTCGCTACGTGTAATCCGTCTTTAGACGGACCAACGCAGATGCACTGGGCTAGTATGAATGCTCAACTTTTTGAGCCTCTTCATGCTTTCTCCGTCAGTTCATACGCAAGGCGCAAAACGAGCAAGCTCGTTAAGCGCTGGCGCTGAAGATCGAAG